CCTGCAATAACAGTAAGACCTGAAGTCAAACCCCCATCTACAGAACCAGACAAAGCAACGTTCAAAATAGGAACGTCAGTTGGACACATATCTTTTTTATTGAATAGTTGAGACTTAGACAGAACCTCAGACTGTTTTACAGTTGAAGTTTTCTTCAACTTACTTAATAGATCACTCATTTTTTCTCCTAGCTGTTTTACTTAACAGGTGCTACCTGATTACATTATATATTTAATCGTTGAATTTTTCTTCGACAGACTTAATATGCTTACATTTACGATAAGCAACACAGGTACATTCAAAACCCCAGTTAGTCATTTCTACAAAATATTTGTCACCTTTTGAACCGGTAACAGGCCATTGAACACCTACAAGATGATGACCTTTAGTATTTACAATTTCACTTGAATGAGCCATATCACACCTCCTATGTATATTATAAGAGGTGTGACGGCTTTTTTATTTAATATTAGACCGCAAAGCTTTCACCACAACCACAGCTAGCTGTAGCGTTAGGGTTAATTACTTTAAGAAAAGAGCCGCCTAGCTCTTCAACGTAGTCGATAGTACAACCAATAACAAACATTTCAGCCATATCGTCTACTACTAAATTTTCTACAGTAGGTTCTTTTTCTGTCATTTCCCACACATATGTAAAACCTGAACAACCTCCACCTTTTACAGAGAGATAAACATTAGGTTGCCCTACCTTTTTAAGATATTGTTTTGCAGATTCTGTTATGGTAACCATTAATTTCTCTTCAAGAATGAATTAGGAATTTCTTCCTCACATTTACATACAACACAAACATCATTTACACAATCTTCACAATCTGGTTTTTGACAATGACATTTGTGATTACATTTTTTGCAAAGGCTCATAAATCGTCTCCTCAAAAGTAAAATCTTCTTCTTCTAACTGACCATTAAAATCTGAGCATCTTTCTAAATATTCAATCCAACCTGTAGCAATATACTTATCTTTATCTACAATTTGACCTACATGTGTATGTGTCCAATCTGCTGGCCAAATTAATGTATGACCTATATTAGCTTCAAAGGTTACATCAGAGTAAGGAAAACTTGTTCCTCCACTTTGTACACTATTAAGATATGTCATAAAAACTAAGACTCTATTTTCCGCTGAATTAGAAGGAGCTCTTTCACAATGAGGCTTAAAATAACCTTGGTTAGGTTTATACCATTGAATGTTAAAATCACTATTTAAACCTATTTTAGGACCTTCTTTTAATATAGGGAACGTATTAATATAATCTAGTAAAGCGGAATTTAAAAAACGTAAATAATTATTAACCTGAAAAAAATCTAAACTATCTTGATAACAAACACTAACATCAGTTGATCTTTTAATTTTATCTGTTTTATCAACAACGTTACCAAAGCGCTTGACTTGAAGAGATCTATAATCTTTTATTTCATGAAACCACCCCACTAAATCTTCACATACTTTATCAGGAAAGTCGTAAATTTTTATAAAATTATCTTTTTCTACATCCATTTTTTTTAAATTATAATTATTAGTATCAAGCATATCTATTTCTGTCATTTTAATTTAGGACCTTTATACCAAGCAGAGAGTGAAGTTCTTTTACCATTTGTAACATTAGTAACTTTGTGAGGAAAATACGACGGGAATATAAGAATAGAACCTTTAGATCTTATTTCTTTTACTAATCTCTTTCTACCAGGAGCTATATAAAAATCACCACCAGAAAAATTATTATTTTCGGAAATATTTAAAATTACTGTAATTTTAATATCTCTTAATGATCCTTCAGAACTTGAATCTATATGCCAATCATAATTATTGTTATCGTTTTCATAATTATTAATATTAACAGAAGAAGGTGCTTCGTCAATGTCTAAGCCAAAATATTCTCTATTATTATACATTACAAAATCATTAATATAAGAAATATAAGGGTCTTTATCTTTTAATAACGATACAAAGCTTTGAGCTTTTTTAAAACCGGCACCGCCTTCATCTTTTGAAAATATGTTATTTTCATAGTGTTTTAATATTTGATCGCATTCCTTATCAGAAAAAAAATTTTCTTTAAAATAATATTCATAATAAAACATACACTTACCTTATCTTTAGAGTTACTTACCACGACGCATCTTTTGACCATTTAATTCTTATAGCACCTGTATGTCCGCTGCCAGCGCTTCTGCCACCAGCATCATTTGTGTTTATTCGACTTCCGGCTCCACCACCGCCGCCTCCATATTCAAAACCACTCCAAGGGCTTCCGGGTTGGCCTTGGTTTGCGTAACTATTGTCGTTGACACTATTTGTACCAGTTCCTCCAGCACCAGCAGTTCCAGGACCATCAAGACCTACACCTCCGCCTCTACCACTCAAGTAGAAAGAGCCTCCTCCTCCTCCGGCACCGCCATAGGTGTTATTGCCGGAGCTACCGTTAGTCTGGAGATAATTTGCTGAACTCGCGGGCGCACCTTCTCCTCCGGAAGGGTAAGATAATTGATTACCCCAACCAGATGCGCCACTTCCTCCTCCTCCTGTTTGGGTAGCGTAAGAGTGTTGTACAGCACCATTAAAAGATGAAGAGTATTGCGATCTACCTTTACTATGAGGCCCGCCGTGTCCACCAAATGTACCACCGGTTCTAGTAACTCCACTTGAAAGATCATTGTAGTTTGTAGCATTAGAGTTACTATTGTACCAATACCTACCTGTTGTATTATTAGCTGTCGCGTTATTAGTAGACGCTGCACGTCCACCAAGTGCACTGGTAACGTCTTGATAACCGCTACTATGAGCAAATATAGAAGACCCTCCTGTGATGCCAGTATTACCCGTTGTCGTATTACCGGCGACGTTACCTGCGGCGCCGCCCATGCCGGCCGTGAGAGTATAGACTGTACCAGGAGTTAAACCTCTAAATGAATTAGCGGTAAGAGAACCTCCACTGCCGCCAGGGCTACCAAAAGCATATAAACCAGATCTATACGCATAAGTGTTTTGTATGTTCGCTGCCGAACCCATTCCACCCGCGCCGCCGCCAACAGTAACAACTGCTAAATCACTAACCCCGGCTGGAACTGTCCAATTATAGGTTATTCCTCCGCCCCATCCGGAATTAGATGATCTGACGGTGTAAGCCAGGTTGGGGTTTAAGTTATTTGAAGTTGCAGAATATGATTGGTTTTGGGAATTCACTACAAATTGTCCAACAGGATGAGCAACTGAAGTGTCTGAAATAGTACATGTGCTTGAAACGTTACCTATAGATCTTACAGTAGTACCAGAAGAGTTTGCTAATCTTGTACATGTTATTGTAAGCGTTTCGTTTCCTTCTGTTAATTCGTCTTCAGAAAGAGTAATTGTAATTGTGTCAACACCGCTTGAATTTGTTGTCATATAGCCCGCTTCTGAACTAATCGAACCTGCAGAATATGTAGCTCCTGAAACAGAACTAATATCCGAAGAACTAACACCGGTAATTTTATAATAAATTCGTTGAGATGAACCTAGATTTGTGGTGGAGAAGGTAAAAGTAACTGATTGACCTTCATTAATATTAGAAGAAGAACGGGAAATAGAAACTGTAGGTGTTTTTGAAGTATCATTAATAGTTACTGATGAAGAAAATCCATTCTCATCTGCAAAATTTTGAAAATCTTCACCTATTGTAAATGCCATAGTCTCTGTACCTTCAGTGGTAAAATCGCTGGCTAAAGTAAAAACAGCAGACCCTATATCATTATTATTAATAACAATGTTTCCTGTAAGGCTTCCGGAAGATAAATCAGCGCTACTAATACCGGTTACTGTATAAGGAATGGATTCTCCTTGAAGACCTGAAGAAGTTAATGAAAAAGTTACAGAATTACCTTCATTAATTGATGTGGAACTTCTTGAAAGAGTAAAACTTTTACTATTTCCACCTGTTAGTACTGATCTTGCAAAAGCTAATGGCATTTATAATTCTCCTACCTTTTATATTATAAAATAAAAATGGAACAAGTTACCCTGTTCCATTTATTTATTAGTTTAGCTTACTATTCTCTTCTTCAGTGTAAGGCCACATTAGTTAATCCTGTTTACTTGAGCTGTGAGTAATTTCTCAATTTCCCAAATTGATTCAGGAGTACAACCTGCTTTTTTAAAAAAATATTTCCAAAGATTATTTACCATAAACTCGCTCCATTGTATTACGATTAAGTTCTGCCAATAAGCTGTAGTAAGTATGCTCTGGATATTCTTTAAGCAAATGTGTTGCAATAAGCTCGTTAGCTGACATAGAACGTGAAAGTTCAACTGCCTTACCAACTGCTCTTGCATGACCAAGCATCCATGATGCTAAGCCATTAATAAAACCCTCACGAACGAGAGAAAAGCTTTTTAGTGCTAGTGCTGTCATTTTTAATCCCCTTTGTATGACTATTGATTTGAATTGTCTGGGGACGCTTCTCTTCAGGAAGGACTACTTCGAGGCCAATCGCAAGTATGCCATCCTTCATTTCAGCTCCTCGTACCTCAGTGTATTCTGAGAGACGAAATGACTTTTTGAACTTCCGAGCAGAGATACCTTTGTGAAGATACTTCTCTTGTTCTCTACGCTGCTCACGTTGAGCAGTTACAGTCAAGATATGATCTTTCACTTCAATAGTAACATCTTTTTCGGTAAATCCAGCAACGGCTAATTCCACAATATACTGAAATTCGTTTTCACGAACAACATTATGTGGCGGATAAGTATCTTTAGCTTGGCTGTGGATAGTTTCGAGTTGATCAAAGATACGATCAAACCCAATGAATGCCTGTCTAGGCAGTGCGTAAGTTCCTGTCATGTTAACCTCCGTTTTATGGACAGTTGATATAGACTCGATTACTCGACGTCTAATATATTTATAACAGTTTTACTTAATTTTTTATTATTAACTCGCTCTCAATGTTTGAATATTTCCAGATTTCTTTTTAAGAATTATGTAATCATTAATGCTAGGTGTTTCATTAGTGTTTGCGTTAACAAATATTCCACCCATTATATTTACACCAACATATTTTCTACCAAGATAACCTGTGCTATCCCACATTTCTAAATAAGTCGCAGCGTTTCCTGCACCACTGTCTCCTCTTGCATGCACTATCCAAATATCTCTACAGTAATCGTAAATTGAACACAATGCTTGATAATGTACACCGTTTGGAGTAGAAGCAGCATAATTAAAACTATACAACAATGTAGTAGTACGGTTAATAACATCATACTTATAAAATCTATAAATACCGTTGTCTTGGGCTACATAATGAAAAAAGTTTTTATGATACGAACCAGTGAACATTTTATTTATGTTAACATTAGTTGGAGCACTGTAATCAGTATATGACCCTGTTAAACCACTTTGATTAACAGCTGATCTGTGACCATATGCCCACCCAATAGCATGCCAACCATTAGTAGCACCTGAATGATTATAATGCTCTACCACAGATAGATAATTAGTACCAGCTGTTGCTAAAGAGTAATATGTATAAGGACCTACAATAGCACCACCACCAACAGTGTATCTTATACCTCTATCATTACTGTCTGGATCAGATATATCCCAAAAATATGATGGTAACCCCTGAACATATGCACCAACAGAATAATTTCCATATGAAGCATAACCTGTATCTGTAAGAGTAGAGCTAGCATAAGGTACTGTTATTGATGTGTCTTGAATAGTAAACGGTTGTGTAAGCACAATTGTTCCACTTGTACTAGATGTTCTAATTCTAAGATATTTTAACTCATTACCTTCAGTAGTTGTATCTGCTGTAATAGGAATACTCAAAAAATGTTTATAATAGGTATTATTTGCATCTGATGATGTTTGACTATATGTTGAAGAACCCGAAACACTAGTAAAGTCAGCTGTTGGGTTTCCATCTATAGACCAATACATTGTTTGAGTACTATTATACACCCAGAATTGAAATTCTAAAGTATCTCCTTCATTTGGAGTTGTATCACTAACAGTTATAGCATTGTATTGAATTTGTTTTGATGTATCATTAATAAAACAAGTTGTAGATTGCCCACCAGAAGTAATGGTAAGAGTTTCTCCTGAGCCTTCGGTGGTCGAGTCTGCTGTTGCTGTAAACGTAACAGTTGCGACACCGACATTGTTAACTGCAAAGTTACCATTTAGACTAACACCTCCAATATCGGAAGAAGAAATACCAGATAACGTGTAAGGAACAGTTGTACCATCAGCTAAACCAGTGGTTGAGAGTGTGAATGTAACAGACTGACCTTCATTAATTGCAGTTGCTGATCTTGATAAACTATATGTAGGTGTCAACGAAGTATCATTAACTGTTACAGTTACATCTGGTAAAGCGCCAGCCCAGAACCTTAACGCGGCGGTTTCTTCTCCTTCCGTAAGAGAGTCTTCTGCAACGTTAAATGTTATTGAGTCTGTACCGTCTGCTTCTACAACAAAATTTCCTGTTAAACTAGCGCCAGAAAGATCGGCACTGCTTACACCTAAAATTTCATATGAAAAAGTAGAACCTTCTTCCACATTTTCTGTTGTAAGAGTAAATGTTACTGAGTCCCCTTCGTTAACAGAAACTTTATCTGAAGTAACCACATAAGCCGGTTCAGCTACTCCACCTGCTAATATTGATCTTGCAAAACTTAATGGCATTTTTTTTCCTTAAAAATAATAGACAAATTATTTATAAAAAAAAGAGGATTTTTTCTGTTGCCAGGAAAAACCCTCTCAAAAAACCCCGCTAGTAGTACTTAACTCTACTAGGCGATTGCTGCAAGAGCCTGAGCAGAAGATGAGGTAACCTCTTTCTTCACACCAAGGATTGAAGCGAAAGTAGACTTGCGTTTTGCAGTTACTTTAAATGTACTTCGATCTACGAATACCTTTACCACGTCTGTCGATCCTATTTCGCCCCCATCATAATTACTTACCTAGATATTTTACTCTGTTTTTTTCTTTTTCAGCAACCCGTTTTTCAAACCAAACTCTAATAGATTTAAACAATTGATCTCTCCAAGTAATTATGGTGGAGGCGGTGGGTACTGCCCCCACGTCCAGCCCGTCTATTCTATACACGATCATCAATCTTGTACGATATATTTATAAATAGAATACATAATTTTTTCTGGAGATATTAAATGCCATTAGGTTTCGCAAGATCAGTATTAGCCGGCGGTGCAGCTGAACCAGTTTATACTCTTTCCGCTTCACCCACTTCAGCAAATGAAGGACAATCCACAATAGTTACGTTAACAACTGAAAATGTTGATGTAGGAACAAATGTTCCTTATTCTATTACAGGAATTAATAGTTCAGATTTGAGTACGGGGAGTATAAGTGGTAACTTTGTTATTGAAGCAGGAGGCGCTGACTCTCTTACATTCACATTCAGAGAAGACGCTGCTAATGAAGGAACGGAAACAATGGTGCTAGCTGCCGGTGGACAGACTGTTTCAGTTAGTGTCGCAGACACTTCTAGAGCAGTTTCATATACTTGGCATACAACCCCGAGTGCTACCCCTGATGAAGGAGATGTACTTAACTTTGTAGCTAGAGTGTACAATTCAAGTGAAACTATGTGGTGGCATCAAAATCTACCATTAACCGACGTTAACCCGTATCAGGGTCAATTAACTAAAGCTGGACCTTTTACATCAGGAAGCGATTTTTACTACACCCATACTGGTTCAACAACCATTCAAGAAGATGTGACAACTGAAGGTCCTGAAACAATGTTATTGTATTTAAGATCAGGTAGTCAGTATGGAACTACTCGTGACACCTATGTTATGACTATTCAAGATACTTCAGTTCCTCTTACTTCAGATAGAATTGGTTCAGGAGTAGGTAATGCTGCTAGTTCTACTAATGTCGTAGGTGCATCTTTGACAATGGGTGCGTTTACTGAATTAAATAATGCTACATTCCCATCAGGTTATGATTGGGGTGACACTATTATTCCAGATATAAGCTATAACGGTATGTGGGCTTTAGTAATTGGTCAGCGATTGGGTAGTGGTGGTAATGGAGGAGTTGCTGTATTTAAAAGAGATCCTGCAGGAGCCGGCGCTAGCATGTCATGGGATTTTGTAGAAATAATTCAAAACGCTACGCAATCAACCGTGTTTGATGCATCTATATCAGACGATGGTAAATGGGTCTTTATGACTAGATCTGATACAACCGATGTTGTTGCAGTTTACTATTCTAGTTCTCCAGGTTCAACAAGCTATTCTTTATCTACAACATTAAGTGGATTAAGTCAGGGTGGAGGAAACGCCTCGTATTGCAGATGGGTTGATATTGATAAAGATGCTAATAGAATGTTTATGGGATTAGAGTTTAAATATCGATCAGGTACTACAAACGGCTATGGAGGAGTGCTATGTTGGAGAAGATCGGGTTCTTCGTGGTCTGTTGAAAAATTCTTCCAACACAGTGCAGCACAGTCTGTTAATTATCAGTGGGGTGCTCACTTTCAACCTCCATCAATAGCTAAAAAAGACGGGGATGTTATCATATTCATGGACAGAAATGCAAACAATTATAGCACTACAGGGTTCGGTTGGGCAACCGATGCTCCTCATGATGCTAGTGGTAATCATTATATACATGTTTATAGAAGATCAGGAAATTCTTGGTATGAATCTACCTATAATATGGGAAATGGAGTTCACACAGACAATCATGTAACGGTTTCTGGTAATGGTGAGAATTTCATTACATACAACCCTAAAGGGTCTAATCCAGCACTGTATACCTTTAATAAATCAAACGGTGCAATAACTTTAACAAATTCAAATCTGCCAGTGGGCACTAGTAGTACTTCCCGCGATTCTATTGTTTTGAATGAAGATGCGAGTGTTGCTTTAGTTCACTACGTTCAAGGTACTTATCAATACCGAAGTAATTTTTATGACAGAAGTGGAAGTACATTTGTTACAAGGACAGGGTGGACACATGCTATAGAACCTAACTACGGTTGGACTCAAGTAATTTCTAACAGTAGTTATATTATGAACCCTTCAGTAAAAATGACAGGATCGGGAAACACTGTTATTATTCTATCTGATTTTTCTACAGGTAACGCAAAAGGTGCAAAGATACTTAACGTGTATTAAAATAAATAATATATGAGAAAGCGAAAAAAAGCACCTCCTAAGGTGCATAGAGTATATTGTACATACTTCCCAGATGGTAGATATTATATTGGTTATTCAGGTAAGACTGATAAACAATTTGAAAAGTATTTTGGATCTTCTACTATTGTAAAAGAGTATGAAGGTCAATTGACCAAAGAAGTTATTAGAGAATTTTCTGCAAAATCTCATGCTAAAATGCAAGAGTTTTTATTACAGTGGAAATTTAGAGATGACCCGCTATGTTTAAACGATATGCTAAACATAAGGTTAAGAGCGAGTCATCTTAAAGATTTTAGAGAAGTTGAGGGTTGGAATCCAACATCGCCTCAGCAGCTTCAATTTTGTCTTGACAGTCAGCAATCTTAGTTAACAGATTATCAATTTCTTCCGCATGCTGTGGGTGTTCACCAATACCTACACTATTATTAATATAGATACGAACTGTAGCTTTTGCTACAGCAATCTCACCTTCATATTGTTTAATTAAAGCTTCTAGCATATCCATTACATGCTGTTTCTTTTTGTTTGAATTTCAGCTCTACGAGCTTTGCAAAGTTTAGCGATCTCACCTAGAGCTTTACGTGATGATGCAGATGCGCCTTTAATACCTTTACCATCAAAACGCTCTGCTTCAGCTAGATACGCTTCCATTTGTTCTTGAATTTGTTCATGTAGTGATTTATCTGACATTATTTTTTCTCCAATAATTTAATTCGTTCCTCAAGTTCGTCAATCTTTTTAGTAACATGAGGATACTTTTTTCTCCAAGCATCAGTAGGCTGTTCTAACCAAGTCCAACCGTATCTAGCTACAAGGTAGTCTAAGAACAGATCTAATTTAGCATAACACCATAAACCCGCTCTTGTATCTTTAAAATAAGCAAGGAAAGCCGCTCCTGCGAGCGACCCTCCAATGCCTGTGTATATCCAGAGTGTGTCTGAAAATAAACGATCTAACATTTAAGCAGCCGTTTTTTCGTATGTTCCCCAGTTACCTTCCATTCCGTTTACAGAATATTCAGTAACTCTCTTCTCAAAGAAGTTATCATGTGAAGCTCCGTTGAGAACCCAATCAAGCCAAGGAATAGGATTATCTTTAGCATTGAATTTTGGTTTCATACCCAATTGTAATAGTCTTCTATCAGCAATGTGACGAATGTATTGCTTAACTTCTTTCTCAGTAATACCTTCAATAACATTACCTTTAAAAGCTAGTTTAATAAATTTGTCTTCTAATGCTACTGCATCTTTAGACATTTGATAAATTTTAGATTTCAATTCATCATTAACAATGCGTGGGTGTTCATCACAAAATGTTCTGAACAATTTAGCATTACCTTGAACGTGCATAGATTCATCGCGAATGGACCATTCTACGATAGTGCCCATACCTTTCATTTTACCAAACCGTTGAAAGTTCAGAAGCATAACGAATGATGCAAACAATGACATACCTTCATTAAAGACTGATTGCGCTAGCGCTAATGCTAACCCAGTCTGGGTCGAAACATTATTGTCTTGCATGAATTCAATCTTATCTGCCATTTCAGTATAGTCTAAAAACTTATGAAAGTCTTCTTCAGGTAGACCAAGAGTATCGTTTAACAACGCATATGCTCTTTGATGTACACCTTCTCTGTTAGCAAACGAAGCTAGCATATTACGAATTTAATTGTTCTTAAATTTAGGAATCAAAAAGTCGTGATAATTAGCACCAACCTGTACATCTGATTGAGTAAACAATCTAAGCACATGTGTGATAAACTCTTTCTCTTCTTCTGATAACTTTGTGCGCCAATCCTGAACATCTTCTGATAGTTCAGCTTCATCTTCTACCCAATGAATTTCTTCATGCTTCTTCACCATGTCAACTGCCCATGGATAAAGGAATGGTTTATACGTTTTTGATTCTTCTAATACTGACATTAATCTTCCTTTTTAGTTGTTTTTGTTTTCTTCACAGGTTTATCATCAATAACAATTTGTTCTTCTAATACTTGAATACGTTGATCCATTCTCCAAATAATAGAAGCTAGTTTTGCAAAAGAATTTTTATCAGGATTACCCTTGATAGTAACCCTATCTAATTCTTGTTTAAGCTCGTCTGTATATGTAGACATTAAGTTCTCCTTATCCTTCACACGCTCTACATTCGTCACCTTCTTCTAAAGTGACATTCTCATCTAGGAAGGTCATAAGTTCTTGATAACCCCCTACATAACTACCATTATAGTAAATTTGTGGTACAGTTTTTACATCTCTACCGGTTACTTCTGCGGCGCTTTTGCCTATTTCTTTAAGATTAACGAATTCAAATTCGACTCCTCTCATCAGAAACTCTTCTTTAGCCATTTCGCAGTAGGGGCAATCGTCCTTACCGTAGATAACAGTTCCCTTGTAATCTTCGAGCGCGATACGCTCGACTTTATCTGCGACGGTTTCAGCGCGACTTTTCGCTTCTGTCCGTAAGTAGTATAAACCTTTGAGGCCTTTTTCCCAGGCGCTAAGATGTACTTTATTAACGTAGGATCTGTCGCAGCCTGAAGGGAAGAAAAGATTAACAGACTGTCCTTGACAGATGAATCTCTGCCTGTCCGCCGCATGTTGTACGACCCACATTTGATCGAGTTCTTGAGCAGTCTTAAATATATCTTTTTCTTTTGATGAAAGGAAACTGAGATGCTGCACAGAGCCTTTGTTTGTAATGATTGATGACCAAGTTTTATCATTATCTTTTTCATACTTTTGTAACACTTTCGCTAAATGATTATTTTTAACTAGAAAAGAACCTGCACGTGTTCTATGTGTAAACGCGTTAGCTTTTAACGGTTCAATAGAAGGACTAGTAGAAAGAATGATACCACTAGAAGCGTTGGGAGCGATTGCAAGTAAGTGTGCATGTCTAAAGCCAGTTCCAGTACCATCAGGATATTCTCCTCTTTCTTTCGCTAATTGTTTTGATTGATTTGATGCTTTTGTTTTAATATTATCAAACATAATAACATTTTTTACAGATGCGGTTTCTGATTCCCATGCAATGCCATGCTTTTGTAAGTAAGAATGGAAACCCATAGCTCCTAGTCCAATTGATCTTTCTCTCTCAGCAGAATATCTTGCTCTTGAGATAGCATCTGGAGCATTATCAATGAAATACTGAATAACATTATCGAGCATAGTGATAAGATCTTCGACAATAGACGTATTCTTCCATTCATCATATAGTTCAAGATTAAGAGACGAAAGGCAGCAGACTGCAGTACGGTCTGGACCTGTTGGAAGGTGTATCTCATTACAAAGATTAGATCCATGAATTTTTAATCCTAAATTCTTTAAATTGGAAGGTAACGCGTTGTTAGCAGTGTCAATAAAATTAAGATATGGTTCTCCGGTTCTGAACCTAATTTCGAGAATACGTTCCCATAATTTACGAGCATTTACAGTCTCCTTAACTGAGTTATCCTTTGGATCTTTTAGATGCCAAGGTTCGTTAGTAAACACACAATGCATAAACTCATCTGAAATATTAACCGCATTATGTAGGTTTAAAGCTTTACGCTGAACGTCACCTGTAGGAATTCTCATGTTAATAAATTCCATAATGTCTGGATGAGATACATCCATATATGCAGCATATGAACCTTTACGTGTCTTGCCTTGTTTATATGCAATCATATCAGCGTCAACTGTATGTAAAAACGGCATTGGTCCTGGTGCGATATCACTAACAGTTCGGACATCAGACCAATGACCACCAACACCACCGCCATAGATAGATAACCAGCGCAACTCTGAGCTGTGACTAATAAGACCTTCTAGAGTATCAGGTACATAAGTCAAGAAACAAGAGATAGGAAGACCTTTGTCTTTTTTCTTTCCATTAGGTGCGTTTGATAATACAGGTGAAGCGAACATAAAATATTTTTTACTAACATACTCGTATAAACGTTCAGCTAATTTTTTGTCTAGTTCTCCATTAAAAGTCGCCCATGCTTCTGAAGCTCTTGCAAATGCGTCTTGAGGGGATTTTTCGTGTTCTAACATGTAAAAATCTTCTAACATACCTACTGCGTATTCTGTTAAGAGATTATCTTTATTATAGTCTACTTTTATCTTACTAGCCATTAATTTTTTTCCATGCGTTAAACTTAATTTTTGCTGCTAAACCAGCGTAAGTATTGCGTTCAATAATACCTTGAACATCAATACCTTTTAGTATCATGTCGTTTATGTCTTTTTCTTTGATGTGGTCCGGCCAAACAACTGTCTTAAATCCTTTGTCAATATATCTCTCCACCTTGTCAACGATTTGCTTGTTCCGTGGCTCATTATCAAAGCATAGGACAGCGTTTGAAATATATTTATCTGATAGGCCATCAGAACCTGCCATTGCGATACAATTTTTCAAAAATAAACTGTCTATGGGTCCTTCTACACAGATAAAAGTCTTAGTCATATCAACTTTATGCATACCAAATAGTTTTTCTTCTTCTTTATTAAACATTAACGTAATATATCTTGGTTCTGAATTATCTAAAGATCGACCTTGTAGCCCAAACAGCTCACCATCTTTATTATAAAAAGGTAATATTAGTCGTTTAGATACTCCGGCTTTAACTTCGGCATACGAAGCAACTTCTCCAAAATCCTCACAATAGTAAAGCTCAGAATACACACTAACAGGGATGTTCCTGGACCGTGTATATTGTAAGCAGAAATGGTCGTCAGGAAGATTAGATAAAACCGTACAGTTATGTAAGACATTATCATAGTTGATAATAACGGTGTTAGCATTCCGTATATCCCTACTAGCATTATTATTACTGTTAACATTATTCTCTACTTTTTCATAATTAAGATGTCTTTGACAATGGTGACATAGAAACATTTTACTATCTTCGAAAGTATAGACAAACGAATCTCGTCCACAATAGGGACAAGTACCCTGCATAACACTTTCAGAAATAGTCTTGAACATACAGATATTATATCTATCTGTCTAGTATTTTTCTGAGATCTTTACGTTTCTTGATTTTTTTATCGCCAAGTACAGGGTCAATACCTGCCATACCTGTAGCATTAACTTGTGCGTTAGTACCAGCACCTGAGAAAGCACCACCAAAAGAAGCGCCTGAAACAGAACTTTCATACATAGCTTCTTCCCACGCATCCATAAAGCCTTCTGGTGTAGATAGATCATGTTTAACTGGAGGAATTATGTTATGTTCTTGCATTTTTTCTAATAAAACATGAGATGTTTCTGAGTTACTCTGATTTTCTACATGTTCTTTAAGTAAAGCAAGAGCTGCTACATAAGTAGCTAACTGTGTTTTACCACCAGGTACTTTAGCTAGCAATCTTTTAAGATTGAAAACCATTCTATCTAAAAGAGTAATTGTTTTCTTCTGATCAGCTGTTCTTTCACCTGGTCTAATTAAGATTTTACCATTCTTATCAATTACACCAGCTTTAAAAGCTGCTGTTTTATTAAAAGGAGTTACTAACTTCTTTAATATTCTAAAAATAATAACTGTATCTACAACCTGATTAACGGCCATTATCCATCTCTTTTAAAATCTTAGCTGTATAAAGATCGAATTTAATATTCGGCATTTCATTAGGTAATAAAAATCCAAAATAATTTAATACTGTCTTCATAACTGTCTTCTCTTTTTCAGAAACACCATGCATTAATATATTTTTAGCTGCAGGTAGTTCAAAACTATTTGTAAAACATAATATATGGTTACATAATAATCTAATATTGTCTGACCGTTCCGCTGCAAATTTTTTAGTCAGTTTTTTCGCAAGTTTGTGTCTATTTAAATCTTCTATAAATTCATCTTTACTTAGACACGATTCTGATCTATAATGCTTAGCTGCGTAAATCTCCAAATTACTATCGTTTAAATCCATCATCTTTGACTGTAATTTTAGGCTTCATATTAAGTTGTTCTTTCTTCCCAGAAAGTTTAATAGGAACAGCCTTAGGATCTGCTTCTACATCATCTACTTCTTTACGTCCAACAGCAATTTGTGAACCAGGTTGACCTGTCGGGTCCACAGGAGGAGCCGGAGGAGGCATATCCTCTGGAGGAGGCATTTCTTCACCAGATGTGTCGTAATGAATTTCTGAACCTGACCCATCAGCATTCTTTTTAACTTCTTTAGAAATCTTTTTTTCTTTTTTTTCTTCTTTAGAAGTTTCTGTAGGAGATTTACCTCTAGAGATTTCCGCGCCGTCATTAATTTTTTCTGTAATTTGTTCTTCAAGAAAACTCCTAAAGTTAGCTAAAGAACCAAACTGTTTAATAATATTTTCATCCATATTAATATCCTCTTATTCTATTTATTACCCGAAGAAGTCTTCTAGAGTGTTTTGCTTCTCTGGTGACCATCCAATCGGATTAAGAATAATTTCCATAGGTTCAATAATAGCTTTACTAAACTGCTTTTTATAATCAATATGCTTCGTAAAATCAAACTCTTTAGGTACAGTGTGGTTAAAAGATAACACATTTGTACCGATATTATTAGGTTCTCGTAAGTAAATAAATTTACCTTTCTCACCATCTTTCATAGACTCCCAATCATTTTCTAACTCATACTTTTTAAGTAATCTATTAAAAACAATTGCACCTCTAATATGTGGAGGTGTACCTTTACCAAAACCATCTTGCATAGTCATCTTCGTAATATTATTCATAGTTCTAGGAAAAGCGATATCTTCAAATTGCATATTATAAAACTTATCTTTGAAGTCTGCAATATATTCCTGAACAGTTCTTTCATCTTCTAAAAGAGTTAATCGTATCATAGTAAGTAAAGCATCTCTACACGACTGCGGAGTAGAGGAACGAATAGCATCGAGACCTTGAATTTTTAGCTTAGGTTTGTCTGCAGGCATACGAACACCTTCCATATCCCAAACACACATAGCATACCGCTTTTTAGCTGTCCAGAAAGCAGAAGAAGCAATAGCTTCTCTTTCCATAACCATCTTCTGCTCAAAAGCACCTAAATATTCTTTTTCTACTTGAAAGCCTTTTTCAAGTACATTCTGTATCTGTTCTTTCGCAATCTTATCTAAAATATCTACAATCTCTTCTTTATTCTTATTACCAAAGAACTTTTCAACAAGAGGCTGACAGTTAAGATAGTTGGAATCAGTATCGATAGCAATAATATAATCTTTACCTTCAGATTGCATTACCTTATTCATCCATTTGTTAATTTCACGTTCTGCAACCTGAATAATTAACTGACCAGATAAAGTAATCGACTTACCAATACGTTGATCATACCATCTAAAATACTTGTTAACAAACGCGCCATAACCTGAATTAAGTAGAATCTTAATAACATACTGACGAAGATTTAATAGTGAATCATCTTTACCTTCTCGTTGAGCTTGTAACATAGCCTGCTTGACAATCTTACGTTCATCATACAATTTACGCATTAGACGTGGTATTACCCCTTCAGCCTCATTGGAGAACGTGTATCCTGAACCAGATACTGACAATCCTTTAGGTGCTTTATAGGGCTCGTGCTCCAAAAACTTCTGAACTCTCTCCATATCACCATCCATAGGCCATACTTGATGTTCTGGTCTAAAGGTTTCAGGTGAGATATTAAACTGCATAATTAGGTGAGGATACAGGGAGTTTAAGTCAAATGACATACACCATCCATGTTTACCTACTTGAGGTTCTTTAACATGACCACCAGGTATTTGACCTGAAGCTTCAGCTGTAGTAATATGAAAATGAGGTATAATTCTATTACCTTGAAGATCTTTATTGATCAAACTATCCCAGGTTCTTACTGTAGAGTTGACTTCACCATAGTTAATACAAGCCATATACGCAATCATAATCTGCGCATCAATAAGACCTAACTTTTCATCAAGACGTTTAACAAGATTAACGTCTTGAATATTATAATCAATAAACTTCTGGAAATTCTCAAAGTAAAGCATATGTAAACCAGACACTTCAGAGTAGTCTAGTTTACGTTCACCTAGCTCAACAGACGCGATAAAATCTAGCCTGTATGATTCTTGAATCTTAGTTTTACGATAACGATCGATATAGTCAATCTGATCTACACCGTCAATATTAACAGCTAGCTCTTCTCCTCTTTGAGTTTGAATATGTCGAAGAGAAGCTCTACCCCAAGGGGATAGTTTATAACCACCTATACCTAAGTTTTCTAGACGATTATAAAGATAAGGAAAGTCAAACTTTTCAATATTCCAGCCAGTAACAATATTAGGTGTAAACTTATTCCAGTATTGTAAAAATTTATTAAACAGTTCTGTCTCAGTTTTACAATTAACATACACAACTCTTGAGCGAATATCTTCAGGAAGAATCGACTCATCTTCTTTCCAATCACCTTTAAGACCAAAAGTCACAAACTTATCAATCTTAGAATCATGAATACATATAGCGGTTACGGGGTAAGCAGCATCTTTAGCTTCTGGAAAACCTTCAGTAGAGGTTACCTCGATATCAATATTAAAGACTCTTAAGTCTTCTTTATTCCATTTATCGATAGCATCACCAAAATTCTCAAGACAATACTGCGATTCAAAGCGAGGGAAACCATAAATTTTAAGATTAGAATCTTTATGCTCTTGCGCGAAAGCGAAAGCAGCATTCATATTATCAAAATCTAACGGTTTAAGATTCTTACCGTAAAGAGATTTAAATCCATAATCTTTAGTATGCTCAACAAATAGTGTAGGTTCGTAACGAACTTTGTCACGAACCTCTTCACCATTTCGCACACCCCTGATAAGCAGCTTATCACCGCGTCGAACAATATTAGTATAGTAATCCATACCTTTATTATAAGCTACTCAGCAGCCTTTTTACCTATTGTGTAATTTTGTTTAAGGGTATAATCTCTTTTCCTTGAATAAGGAACGATTTTAACTCTGTTTAAAGAACTTGGTTCTGCTTTTTCTTTCTGAAGGATTTCACACAACCCCCACTCTTCTAAAAGCTTAGCAATAGCGTTTCTTCTCTCAATATCTTCTACAGATATATCTGACTTGTCTACACCGTCTAGTTTGAATAGTTCTTTAAAATGGCAAATATAATATTTACCTCTTTTATGAAACAGATGACAGGTTTGAACTAGCTTTTTATCTCTAGTAGAGATACCAATTCTAGTTAAAGTTTCAACGATTTTGAGGAAGTCATCTTTTTCTCGCAATCTCACTTCTAATAAATTATCTAACATTTTTATCTTCCATAATTAAGAAGACCCGCGTATTATTTATTTACCTCCTTTTCTAGTTTCAAACCATTTTTTAATCTGCTGCAATTGATCTTCTTTTAAGATCTTTTCATACTGTTTAGCTACCTTATATGAAACCTTAAAGTATTCCATAATCATCTCTGTGTCTTCTGTCTTCACTTTTTTAGCCCATTTAGCAAAATAATTTTTCTTAGGTAGACTATGGTAATAGAAGTCAAATTGCGCTTTGACTTCTAAGTCCGAATACTTATTCATTTCATTAGCGTATAAGACAGTGTCTTTTCTCTGACTAAAACCTAAGTTAGTTAAGAAACTATTATACCCGTCAAATGATGAAGGATACTTTTTATTGCTAATATAATTCATATAAACAAAAGGTGAATCTTTCTCTACAGAGAGATCCACTTCTTGATCTTTTTGAATTATGTTACCGAATAGATCAATCTCCATTTGAAATCCATAACCTATCTAAGATAAAAAACCATACAGCATTAATTAACGGTTCAACAACAGCATCTGTCATTGCGGTTATAAAGTCAGCACCTGTAATAACCATTACACAGCTAGCTGCAATAATAAAGTGACCTAAAGTATAGATCAATGTTCTAAATAAAGTACCTTTAAGTGCTTTATACGAGTTAATTATTTCCATTGTATATTCTTCATAACCTCAACAACAAAAGCAGCTAAGTTAATCTCCTGTGATGCTACAAACGCAGCTCTAT